AGCTCCTGTTAGACCTGGATCTACCATTGTCACTCTGATTTCATCAGGTGTTAATGGGATCCCAGCTACTGTAGCTGAACCGCCTGAACCAATTCCTGCTATACCATTGCAAGCAAAAATTTGAGCAGCGCCTGCAACCGAAGTTGCTAACACAGCACCATCTACGTATGCATTAGGATCACCCGCTGTTCCAACATCTGTGATGTTTGCACCACTTGTTGTTACTGCGTTATTTCTAATGCAACAGTACATAGGTATAAAGTTTGATGGGTAGCCAATAGCTGCCTCATCACCTGTTGTTCCTCCGTTCGCTACAGTTACAGTTGCTTGGTAAGTTTTCATTACAAAGCCTGTTGTTGCGATACTATTGATTAATAATGCACCAGCTTTTTTAGCAGCGTCTGCAGTTACTGAGTTTCCACCAATACTTTGGTGAAGATCAGCGTGCTTAGTTGCTATGCCTGTTGATGCATCTTTTGTTATTGATTCAAATCCATTCTCTGAACGGACCGGACCATTGAACGTTGTATTTGCCATATTATATCCTCCTAGTTATCGAACATAGTCTCTAGGCCGTCGACTATACCGCGTCTATGTTCTAATTAATTGTATAGTGATTTAGATATATAGTAGATTTTGATAGAGTGCAAGAGAGCCTTACAAGAAAGTACGATTTCAGCGATGCAGCTTTTTATTTAAGTAGCTACTGAAACTTCGGGGGCAGCGTCTTCAACTTTGTTAACATGGTGTGCTAACTCAGCTTCTTTCATCTTAATGTCAGCAATGACCGCTCTGACTTTATGGTCAATCTGAACCATATCGAGTGTATATCTACCCGAATGAAGATGGTGCTGTTCCCACTTCAACTCCAAGGACCTTTTTGCTTTGTACAGGTCTTGTAGTGTTCTCATCTAGGACCTCCTCGTAGGTAATCCATTTTTTAGTTAGTGAATAAAATCCACCGTTTTCCCATTTTATATCAGAATCTCCAAGTCTGTCAACTATTGCGTTTTCAATAGATTCAGCCTTGTCTTCAGCTTTAACTATAAAGCTTGTTCTGTATCCGTATGCGATGATTATTACCTTAAAGTCTCTCATAGTTTTTAGTGCATAAAAAAAGGGGCGGTTTTTAGGCCGCCCCTTAAGTATTATTTGATTAAACGCCTGGTGTTCCGAAGATACCTCTAAAGTCTGATACGCCAAATACGTATCTTTCTCTAGCTTTGTATCTTACGTTGCCAGTATCAAAGTCACCTTCCATAGCCGTAGAAATCGGTGTTCTTACGAACATTTTCATTCCATTCGGTACGTCAGTGATAATGAAAAACGCATCTGGATCAGTTAAGAAATTATTCACTCTATAACCTTGAGGAATCATTCCCATAGATCTTACTGCGTTGATATCATTGTCAGCCGTTCCAACTCTACCTTCAGATTTCATCAATCTTTCAGCAGTGAATTGAAGCTGAGAAGGAATAACCATTTTTACTCCTTTAGCTGCAATTTTTAGACCTCTTTCGTCTGTCATCTGAGCTATCTCTATAAGAGAAGACTCTAATGAAGTTTCGTTTAAGTCTGCATTCGTTGCAAGTCTGTTTGATACAGTACCAGCGATCGTTGGGTGTGTCGTACTCATTAAAGCTTCATTGTCACCTGACGTGAAAGTTGTAAATCCGTTAATTAACGGGTTTACTGCTTTAACTTGTTTCGTATTAGCCATCGATCTTGCTAATGCTTTTGTATATCTAGACGATAGTCTGTCATACAAGTTGTCCTCGATTGCTTCTTCAGTAAGTGCGAAAGCAAGAGCCACTGTTTCCATAGTGTATCTCGCAGTGTAAGTCTCTTGAGCTGAGTCAAAAGTTACAGCTGAACCTTCCGGTTTTACTTGAGCATTCGCGAAACCTGATAACATAACTTCTTCTTCAAACGCTCTGTCTGAAGTTTCAGTCGCATAGATTTCAGCATGCTGATTTTCGTAACGTTTATATTCCAAGCCGAACAGGGCGTTCAAACCTGGCTCTAGTTCTTTGACTAGTTGTCCTCGTGATATTGCCATTTTTTATCTCCTATTCAGTTATTATATACCAGCTACTGCTGCTTTGTAGAAGTGCTCATTAATCGTAACAACGAAATTAACATTTGAAGTTGTTAAATCATTGCCATCTGGATTTTTGCTCACTCCGATTACTTTAAGTTGATTCGTTACGGTGCTTGTTGTCGAATCATCTAACTCCACTTTAGACACATTGTTCGCTGAGTCTCCTGCTGTGTACAAGATATTGTACAATCTGAAGACATCAGTTTGCGCTGATGCTAGTGTGTTGTCTGATTGGATTTCAAACCTTTCGTACGGATCATCTGCCACAAAACCAACTATATCTGTCGCTGCATTACTAGCGTTCAGATGGTTAGCGAATGTAGGCTTCTGTGTGTTTGAGTCAGTAAAGAAACAACCATTGAATGAACCAAGTAGTACATCCCCTGCTGCTGCTACGCCGATCGTGCCGGCTGCTAGAGCTTTAACGGGATCTTGAAAGAAGATAGCACTATTGTTCGTGTTATCTGTCTTGTACTCGGACAAACCCTGATTGTCATCATTTTGACCAACTTTGCCGATTGGTTTTAAACCAAACGCGCTGTCTTTGTTTGCCATGTTTTTTCTCCTAGTTAAGACCTATTTCTAGATCAATTGTTTATTCGTTGGTTAGTTAGAAATAACTAATAAATTATTTCTTCGTACCACCGAGAACACGAGACTGTCTATCAATATTGATAGGCATTCTTTTATCTTGGTCCTTTAAGAGATCGTTATCAACGGCTTCCATATTATCTCGCCCTTGTTTCTCATAGTACTCCATGTACTGCTTTGCGAACTCGTTCGGTATCCTAGCCAAAACCAGGCCACCTTGACCGATCACTCCCTTGTATTTACCGGTGTCATAATGAGCATACATAGATAGGTCGATGTCATTGTACATTGGATCATCAGATCTTACTAATTCATATCCAGATCTTAATCTTTTCTGAATATTCTTAGTATCATCAAATCCCAATGATGACTCTCTAAGCCACCTATGTTGGTACCCGTCCGGTGCAGGGGGTGCATCTAATAAAGATGGTGGAGACCAAACTTTAGGTCTTTCTGTTTTAGACCTTGTTTGACTCGCACGGGAAGTTGTTTTGTCTTCTGTTTTTTTTGTCATATGCCTATACCTCCTTCGTGATTTTTCGTTTTGATTTTGCATATTCATCAAGTGGCACACCTAATTTTTTAGCTATTGCTACCTCTGACGGCGTGAGTCTTTGGATTTTGCGACCTGTCTTTGGACTACGCGTTGCCGAAGCAACGACTTGTGTAGGTTTACTTGTCGTTTCTTTAACAGTATTACCAAATTTGTGTGGAAATTCAAGTGATATTCTTCTGTCAATTTCCCCATAGTATTCTTCGGGGTTTCCAACAGGGTCATAGCCCTCTTCTTCTGTTAAAATCCTGTGTATTACACGAGCTCCTTCAGTCATTACAGGGTCTTTATTAAACCATGTATTCTTAGAAGCCCACTCTTCCGCTCTAGGATCTCTAGATTGAGTAGGTTGTGTCTCTTGATTAGTTTGTGGTTGTTCTACAGGTGTAGCTTTTTTAACTGATCTGCTTTTCATTTCAGATAGTCTTGCTTCCTCATAACCTAGTTTTGAGATTTCCGCTTGAGCAACAACTTCAGCTTTCATATCGCCATCTTCCCTAGCTTTAGATAACTTTGCTACCGCAGCTTCCATACCTGACTTAATTCTATTTTCCATTTCAGAAACATAACCTGTGTCTAATCTGGTTAATCTAGATTTAAGTTTTTCTTGTTCACCTATAACACTTTGAGCATACGTAGTAGCTTCATCTCTTTGTCTTTCAGCTTCTCGTAATTTTCTAGTGAGTTTTCCGATTCTTCTTTTTACTCCTTCAGAATAATCGTCTAATTCTTTCTTTTTCTCAGTAGTGTTTTCTTCACTCGTTTGTATTTCTTCTTTTTTCTCTTCACTTGTTTCTTGACTTGGTTCACTCTCTTGAACAGCAGGCTGCTCAACAGGTTTCTCAGATGAGTCAACGGACTCAACACCGTCTTGATTAACTTCGACATTTTGCTCCTCTTTCTGTTCTTCTTTAATTTCAATATCAGCACCAGCTCCGCTAGTATCGATATCGACCATTTTTTCTGCTTCTGGCATAGACCTCTCCTATGTTAGTATTGATGATATATATCTTCCGGGTTTTCAATTTTAGCTAGAACTTCATCATCATTTAAAAGTCTAACCTCCCCGCCATCGATTTGTATTCTGGAACCCGCATATCTTGCGAAGATTACCCAGTCTCCTTTTTTGCACCAAGAACCTTCAGGAAATTTTTCCTTGTCATAACAATTAGGTCCCATAGCTAAAACTAAACCGCAAGTCGATGCAACTTGTTGTCGTTCTAAAGCTGTTTCTGTAATATGTATTCCACCTTTAGTTTTCTCTTTCATTTTGAAAGGTAAAACTAATATTCTCCAACCAGTTGGTTGAGGTAGTTTTGATGATTCCTTTTTTTCAATTGGAACTTTTTCTGTCTTAACACCAACTAATCCTACTTTAGGTGTTATTATTTTTGTTTCTGGTGTTCCCGAAACTGAGGATTGTACTTTTGTCATCTTTTGCTCCTTTGTTTAGCAGGTTGGATATTTCCCCTGTTATGTACTGGTAGGCATGCGCCTGTCCTAACATATATTTATACTTTTCCATATTGTCAACCCCTCCACCTATCATAGCGTCACCTATGGATTGATATTGGTTCTTTAATATTTTTTGTAATTGCATTATTACTGTGCCGTCATCAAAATCAGCCATTATCTACCTACCTTTCTCATTGCTTTGTTGTGTGATTTCTTAAATGTCATACCTTTTTTCATGT